CTACTTTCGTAGCCCTAAATTTCTGGATTTTCCCCTACGGCCTCACGCTCTGCCCTCAGGGGTACCGTGGGGTTATCCTTCCAGTTCTCAGCCCGCCTCGGGCACACCCCCTCAGATCACCGGAATTCACCCCTCGTCGTGCGGCACCGAGCGTCACCGAGACTCACGGCAGGCGTCAGGCACCCTCCGAAGCACGGATAGGGTTTGCAATGCCTCCAATGGCCCGCCATGCCCCTGCTAGGGGGTGGCCTGTGGGGTAGTAGCCAAACCATCGGCAGGCCCTCAGAATGGCTGTAAGCACGCCTGTGAAGCTTAATCGCCATTCGCTTCCTCGCTTGTCTACAGGCCCGTAGAACGGCCCGCAGTGTGCCAAGCTATGTCGGCACCTCCAGACCATCACGAACCCGTTAAACGGCCCTGTAGATACCCTGCATCACGTATGCACGAACGAACTCCTACAGCCCTGAGGATTCCCAGGGTCTGAGGAGTACAGACGAGTGCCTACAGGCCCGCATAGGGCCTTTCTTTCTAAACCGTCGACAAATAGCAAAAGCCCCGCGTATTGCAGGGCCTCAGCTATTGACCGTCATGGCCGCGAATGATCCGGATGTTTCCAGGTAGTTCTATGGTGACTTTGCCTCCCATGGTTGACGATAGCTCCAATGCTAACGCCTGGGTCAGCGCGTGGACTAACTCAGGCGTAGGACGGATTGCCCTGGCGTATGCCTCCAGGGCTTGTGATACGGGTTTAACGCTGGGTCGCATTCGGTGCATACGTCTGGAACGTACCGTTAGAGTAGCTCGCACCTTGCAGTCCGGACGTTACCCGCAACACTTGCAACGCGTGGATGATTTGGTCTAGGGTCACGCTGACACCTCGACGACAAACAGAACAGGGTTTGCTGCGTCAGTGTCCCGCGCGACAGCCGCAAGGGCCAAGGGCAGATACGCAAGATGCTTCCACACGGTGAAGTCAGCACGAAGGATTTTGTACGTTTTCATAGCACGCTCACAGAAAGATAGTCAGCACAATCCCAGCGCATCCCGCAAGGCACAAGAGAACAGCCGAACCGAAAAGGATGGCTGCAGGGTCGATGCGATTAGCGATCACGCGTACACCCAGCCATCGTCACCCGCGTACAGGCACACTTCGCCGTAGGGCTTGCAAGCTTCCGACAGAGCTTCGCCAACAACACCCAGTCCACGGTCCCAGAATCCCGCACCATGCCCGTGACGGGTCAGCCAGAAGTAGTGACCAATCTGTTCATCAGACAGTCCGGAAGAATCCAACAGGGCAGCATTCGCTTCCACGAAGTCCCGCACATCCTCGGTGGACTCTTTGAGCAGTTCAGGCGAAACGTCATCGACCGTGAAGACTGCGTCCAAGGGTGCCCCATGTTCATCGGTCGATGACCAAAGAGCAGCGACGAGGTAATGACGGGTGATGAAAGCGATGTTTCTTTGCATGATGGTTCTCTGTTGGTTATCCCTAGACCCCTTGCGGGGTTTCGCCCTCTTAGGGCTCTTCAGTAGGGCTTGTTTAACTCTGTGGCTTTGTCCCGTGCTTCTTTCATCGACTTATAGCCAAAGTAATAAACGCGGGTCTTTGTATCCAATACAGCCGGTTTACCCTTGTATGTGGTAGCGATAAACATTCTGTTTCCCCTTGGTTCGTTTGGTTATCCCTAGACCCCTTGCGGGGTTTCGACGTCTCATGTCTCATCAGTAGGGCTTTGAGTGCCGATCACCAATCACGATGACCGGCGGATGACTCTTCTATTCATGGTTGCTCCTGTACCACAGGGTATGGTGTTGTACAAAAACGCTCACGAGTTGGCGTTAGTACACGTCCACGTTTCCCCATTGAACTCGAATTCGTACATGTCCCCATTCAGGCGACAGTCTTGGGCGAAAGAGTCATAGTCGATGTAAGCGCGAACGCGCTCAGGAACGTCCGACAGGTAGAGTTCGTCGAAGAGGTCTTCCGCAGCCTCTTTCAGTTCGCCTTTGAACAGGCTGACATCATCGATATTACGTACGCCACCGCCACAGGTCGACAAGGCCTCTTCAAGGTCCTGTCCATTCACGCTGACCAGGTAGAACAACGCCACCTTCTCCCAGTATTTCAAGCCTTCCACCTCATCAAACCAGAATTCCAGGTTCGATTGGTCAACCTTGCACGCTGCGAACAGTTGAGCGTCCGGACCGTCGATGAAGTCGATCATGAACTCTTCCACGGGCGCACCGTGGGCATCACGCAGGGCTGCTGACTTTTCCGTGAACTCTTCGAAGGTCTCGAAGTAGAAACCAGATGCATCCATGTTGTACGGGTTAGCGAAGAGTCTGTTGATCGTTGCGTTCATTTTGTTTTCCCTTGGATTCGTTGAGATTCGTTAGTGTTCGTTGCTGCTTAGAAGTACATGCCACTGAAGATGCGTGCGGCGAGGATTCGCAAGGTTTCCCACTGGATCACTTCGCACAGTTCATTAGCTGCGTGGCGGCTGCGCACTTCGTTAAGCTTGGTTGCTGTCTGGCTCATGTTCATTCTCCAGCGTACGCAACATGAAACACCTTTGCCTTGATAGTCCCGACAGAGTACACCTTGTCGCGACAGGCAACCTCAGCGTACTTACGCGCTGAAATCTTGATGCACCGTGCGAAGAAACTATTATGTGCGCGGTTATCCGGGTCGATCCAATCGAACGTATGTCCGACTGAGAGATCACCGAAGACTACGGGTTTAGCTTGTCCCATCTTTTGCTCCTTGGTTGCATTGGTCGCGAGCTTTTCATCGTTGACCGACACATCACACAGTACATCACCACTAGGCAGACGCAGGTCGATGTGCATCGAACCCTGCAGGGATTCCACTGTGCATTCGATCCGGTCGAACACTACGCGCTGACCTACGCGCATCGGGTTGGTTTGGTTCGTCATCTCGTTACTCCTTTGTGTTCGTTGCTGCGATGGATGAACTATAGCAAAGCGTTTTGAGTTGTACAAGTAGGTACAGCAAAAAGATTCGTCTGCCTGTCGAAAACACGCAACGGTCATTCCCAGGCAACCATTTTTAACCCTCGGTGCCCCTGTATCCCCCACACCACGCACGCATCACTAGAGGGATCACCACAGGCACCATCGCACCACTGGATCACCACAGGCCCTAAACGCCTGCGGATCACGCCTTATTCCATGCCCGTCAGATAGCCCATCTGATCGAATCCGTTAAGAATCAATGGGTTGCAAGGGCAAGGCACACGGCGCGGCTCGAATCCCCCGCCAGACAGTACCCCCCATGCGCCTTTTGGAGGCCTTTCCAAAACTCCGGTAAAGCCTCAGCCGTTGTTGTTGTTGTTGAGGATTGCTGAGTGGTGGCTTCCGCCCAAAACACAGACCCCCCTAGGGTCCCCGCCGGGTCCTCAAGTGACCCCGTCCCCAATTTCCCCAAGTACCCCCGGTACCCCCGGGGTGCCCCCAAAGTTGTACAACCTAGCCCCATGAAGAACGTCCTCAAGTACCAGGCCCACCCCTGGGGCCGCGAGGTGTGGTTCACACAGGACGACACGGCCCTCAAGGCCCTTGGGAAGAAGTTCGATCTCAACCTCGACCTCGAGGGGTCCCTCGGCCTCTGCTGGGGTACCTCGACCCGGGTGATCGTCATCTGGGTGCGGCCTGGGTCCGATGTGTCCGTGCTTGTCCATGAGTGCTGCCATGCGGCCCTGGACATCCTGGACTACGCAGGCATGAACCCGGCCCACGCCAATGGTGAACCCATGTGCTACACGCTCCAGCGAATGATTGAACAGTTCGCTCCCCACCTCATCCCCCCTCAGAACTCCTAACGTGCCCCTGGGGCACATACCCCCATGGCACTCGAAACTGGCACATACATCTCGGACCTGGTAGCCACCAACCCGGTTGGCTCCGATCCCATTGCGTACGCAGACGATCACCTCCGTCTCATCAAGTCGTCGCTCCTGGCTACCTTCCCCAATGTCAAGGGAGCGGTCTCCGCTACACACGAAAACCTGTCCAACGGGACCCCGGTGGGTCTCATCGCCATGTGGTCGGGTGGCTCGATCCCGGCAGGCTGGGCACTCTGTAATGGCCAAACGGTGGCCAAGGCAGATGGCACCGGCAACATCACCACGCCTGATCTCCGTGACCGATTCATCGTCGGTACCGGGGGTTCCTATGGGGTCGGTAACACGGGTGGTGCGACCACCGTGGCCCTCACAGCCGCCCAGATGCCCGTACACAACCATACGGCCTGGACGGATACCCAGGGGTCCCACGCACACAACGGGACCACGTACGCCATAGGCGACCACCAGCACACACTCCCGAACCTCGGCTCGGTGCAGGCTGGCTCGGACAATGGAGGCGCGAACGTCCCGGTCTCCACGGGCTACGGCTCCAGCCGCTACATGTCCCCCACGGATCCCGCAGGCGGCCACTCCCACGGCTTCGACACATCGGTCGCAGGCGCTCATGCCCACAACGTGGGGATCGGCAATGCAGGCTCCGGAGCGGCGCATGAGAACCGTCCTCCTTACTACGCCCTGGCGTTCATCATGAAGATCTAAGCCATGGCCATCGAATCCGCTCAGTACCTCAACCAACTCGTCGCGGCGAACCCGCTGTCGACCGACTCCGTGTCCCAGGCTGACGACCATCTCCGGATGATCAAGTCAGTACTCCTCTCCACGTTCCCGAACCTGGACAGCGCGGTCACCGCAACCCCAAAGCAACTGAACAACCCGGTGCCCCAAGGGGCCGTGATCCTGTGGTCGGGGGCGCTAACAGCGATCCCCACGGGCTACGCGCTGTGCGATGGGACCCAAGGGACCCCGGATCTCCGGAACAAGTTCGTCATCGGGGCAGGGGACCAGTACGCGGTCTCCGCAATCGGTGGAGATGTTTCTACGGGCTTCAGTGGTGCTCACACGCACACTGAGAACCAGTCCACGGCAAACCTGCAGGTCTCCTCTCTCGCAGTCGCTGCGGGTGCTGGGCAGTCCGTGGTCTCGTCCGTGGTGTCCCAAGGTCACGTCCACACGATCAACCAGGTGGGCGATCACACGCACTCCTGCCTTCCTCCGTACCTGGCTCTCGCCTACATCATGAAACTGTAATGGCCAACCTCCCGCTTCGCCAATTGGGGGGCGTGGGGGTAATCACCGACGCCAGCCCGTATGACCTTCCGCCCAGTGCTTACTCGGCGGCGAACAACGTCATCTTCTCCGAAGGCCGCGTGCAGCGTGCCCCGGTCTTCAAGCAACTCTTCACCCCGATCCGCTCGACGCTCTCGTACGATGCGGCAGCAGGGACCTACGATGCAAACACATCCGTCTACAACTCTGCGGAGGGCGGTAGCTCTAACGCTTCTCGCTTTGTCGGTAGCTACACCGACCCCACTGCTGGTGAGACGGTATTCGTTGCCGACAACGATGGAACAATCCGTGCCTACCCTGGCAACGTGATGTCCTTCCAGACCCCCACCTCGGGGACTGTGACGAACGACAATGCATGGAGCCACGCCCAGGTCGCTGGTCTCTCGTTCCTAGCCCGCAAGGGCATGGTGCCCTACGCTCGGAACATCAAGCACGATTCCAACTACTCCCTCATGGGAGGCGATTGGGTCGCAGGGGACCAGGCGAGCATCGTTCGGGGCTTCAAGGGATACTGCATCTGCCTCGGTATGAACAAGGCAGGCGTGGACTACCCGACCATGGTCAAGTGGTCGAATCCGCTCCAGTACTCGACCGCAGTCTCCGGTCTCCAGTGGGACCCGAGCAACACGAACTACGTGGCCGGTGAGAATGTCATCGGTGATATGAAGAACCCGATCCGTGATGGTCTCTCCCTTGGCGAGGCCTTCATCATCTACTCCCAGAACCAGTTGTGGCTCATGGAGTACTCGGGCGACCTGAACGTCTTCAACTTCCGCAGGCTCCCCTTCGAGGGCGGCATCGTCAACACGAACTGTGTGGTCGAGGTCGAAAGCAAACACTTTGTATTTGGCGACAACGACATCTACGTCCATGACGGCATCAGCCGCCAGTCGATTGCAGATGGCCGCGTCCGTCGCCGCATCTTCAGCACACTGGACCGCAACAAGCAGCAGTTCTGCTTCGTGGCCCACGACTCCGTGTCGAAGCTACTGCACTTCTGCTACGCGACCTTGCAGGACGAAGCGCCCTTCGCAGGCACCCAATTCTGCAACCAAGCAGCCACGTACAACTACAAGTCGGACACCTGGTCGTTCATGGACCTGCCGAACATCGTCGGTGGGGCAGAGGCCAATGCTTCGCTCGTCAAGAACTCGTTCCCGGACGTCACGAACAGCTACACCCTGTTCAACACGGCCTATTCGAGCTTCTCGGGTGGTGGAACGCCGAAGCTGTCGATCATGCTCGGGGTGTACGACCAGACCAAGGGCCTCTCGGACTCCTGCGTCTACGCCGTCGACCTGCCAACGGTCGGCCTGGTCAATCTCCCGGCCAACACCGAGACGCTCAAGCCCGCCTATGTGGAACGCGTGGGGATCTCCCTGGATACCCAGGGCCTCCCGCTGCGGTCTTACAAGACGGTGCAGTGCGCGGTCCCGGAGTCGTTCTTCGACGACAGCACAGGGACGTTCACGTTCGAATTTGGCTCCTCGGATCTCCCGGAGCAGACGCCGAACTATCGGTCCAAAGCAACCTTCAACCCGGCGACGGATTACAAGCTGGACATGATGGTCTCAGGGCGCTACCTGTCCTACAAGGTCAGCACTGCCTCGATCTCTAACTTCCAGCTATCCGGCATGGACGTTGAGGTCAAGTCCCTCTCCAGGAGGTAACCATGGCCATCACGTACACCACGCCACTTCAGAACTACGTCCGCGCAGCACAGCCCCCATTAAAGGGATCCGAAGCCCAATGGCTTCAGGAAGAGCTAAAGAAGCTCGAGCGTTCGGTAGCCGCTATCAACTCGGCACTGACGCAACTTGCTGCGCGGGTCACGTAACCCTTTTAAATCGAGAGAGCAATGAAAAACTTCATGCGAATCGGAGTAGGCCTGGACACAGTGCCGCTCAACCTCGCAATCCAACGCCGTCCGGAGATCTGGAAGGCCGACACGTACCTGCGCGACTACCCCCAGGGGCCGTTCGGGCAGATCGAGTCGATCATCCTGCGCTTCCCGCCGCGCTCCGTGCATGAAACCGAAGAAGCCCTCAAGAAGCACCTCGAGAACTTCGACCAGCACGAGTGCGTTGACCAGGAGGCATACAAGGCCCTCCCGGAAGCCCGTCCCATCGTCATGGGCCTCATGGCCCGCGTGGGCGGCGAACGCCTAGGGCGCGTGATCGTCAACAAGATCGCCCCTGGTGGTCGCATCTTCCCGCACGCGGATACTCCGGAACATGCCCAATACTGGGATCGCTTCCATGTGGTGCTCCAAAGCGCCCCGGGAGTGTACTTCCGCACGGGCGACGAGGACGTCTACATGGCCCCAGGCGAGACCTGGTGGTTCCAGAACGCCGAAGAGCATGAAGTGATCAACAACTCCCCCTGCGACCGCATCCACATGGTCGTTGACATTCGGACATCCAAGCCGTGATTACCTATTCAGTAGAGAAGTGGCGGGACATCGTGTCTGAAATGGAGGCCCTGTGGCCCGCTCATTGGCAAGAGGTCGCAATCGACCACGACACCATTAAGCTGGCCCCCGACTATCGGCAGTACGAAGCATTTTGTGATTCTGGGGCGCTACACATCGTCACGGCCCGCGAGGCCGGAAAGATCGTTGGCTACCACATCAGCATCGTCCGTCCGCACCTCCATTACAAGAACGACCTCCACGGCTTTACTGACGTCTATTACATCTCCCCGGAGCATCGGCAGGGGTGGACAGGCGTAAAGCTCTTCAAGTACGTGGAGAAGACCCTCAAGGCCCGTGGGGTCAAGAAGGTGTTCTCCGGGACCAAGTTGCACCTAGACATGGGACCGATCTTTGAGCGGATGGGTTGGCGGGAAACCGAGCGCCTCTTTTCCAAGGTCCTATGATCAAGTCAATCCTCAAGCTCCTCGCCCCCGCGATCTTCATGCGCTCGCATGTGGCCGCAGCGGCAGTAGGGGCAGCAGCAGTCGGCGCGGTCGGTAGTGGTATCGCCTCGAGCAATGCCGCCGATGCCCAAAAGTCCGCAGCCCAGGCTGCCAATTCCCCCTGGTCCGCAGCGCAGCCGTATATCAGCGGCGAGTTCCAAGGGTCCCAAGACGCGCTCCACAATGCCCTGGGCATGGGAACGTACAGCGGACCACGCGTAGCTGGTCTGAATCCCTACCAGACCCAAGGAGCCGATCAGACCGCATCCTACGCGAACGGTAACGGCATCAATACGGCAAACCAGTTCTACAACACTGGTATGGGCCTCACGCAGACGGGTTCGCAGTATGGCACCAACGCCCAAGGACTCCTAGCGCAGGCACAGCAGGACCCGACCCAAGGGTTCATGAACTACGCAAACGGACTGGCGAACAGTGATATGGCCACGCAGATGGTCAACGCAGCCAACCGAGATGCTTCACGGAACCTGAACGAGTCGCAGCTTCCCTCGCTGGCTGTAACGGCTGCAGGAAACGGTAACACAGACTCCACACGTACCGGGGTGACCCAAGCGATCCTCCAACGCAACGCCTCGGAGCAGATGGCTGACACAGCGGCACAGATCCGAGGCCAGCTTTTCAACACGGGCCTCCAGACGGCGCAGTCGCAGTACAACGCCAACTCGGATCGGGCGCTCACGGCGAACAACCAACTCGGCAACGCGTATCAGATTGGGTCCTCGGGTCTCCTCAACGGCCAACAGGCGAACGGCAACAACTTCGACCAACTCAACGCTGCAGGCGGTCTCTACCAGGGCCAGGAGCAGGCGCAGAACAACGCCGCGATGCAGCAGTTCCAAGAGCAGCAGTCGACGCCGCTGAACCTCTACGGTCAGTACATGAACGTGATTAACGGGAAATGGGGCGGTCAGCCAGTGTCGTCGGTAGGCCCTTCGACGGCTGCGGGTGCGCTCCAAGGCGCTGCCGGTGGTGGTCTCATGGGTTACGGCATCGCGGACAAGCTCGGTGGATACAGCAACACAGGTGGCACCAACTTCAACAATAGCGGCTTCACGATGCCTGGCGGCAATGACTACACCACACAGGCCACCACGGCCATGAACGCATCACAGGCCCCCGCAGGTCTCAGCGCGTTCGGCTACTAAGGAGGCCCCAATGGCTTACTCGTTTGACATGCCTCCGGGCATTGACCCGCGCGATGATGGGTCCCACAGTCTCCCGGCGTACCTGGGGCAGGCGCTGCAGTTCTACGGTACCGACAAGTCCACGGACCTGCCGTATTCCTACAGCTACCCGATGAACAACCAGGCCGGACAGTCGATGTTCGGCGGTGGTGCTCCCATGCAGCCCCCCGTGGCGCAGGCCATGGCTCCGCAGCAGGCCCCGCAGACTCCTGTGGCGCAAGCCATGGATCCGCAGGCCCCGCAGACGCCGATCACCCAGGCCATGGGCGGCTACCCTAACTCCGATGCCATCCAGGCGATGTTCGCAAACCAGGCGACGAACCCGTCCCTGTCGATGGACAACGGCCTAATTGCAGCAGGTTCCGCGATGATGGGTGGCAAGGACTTCAAGACGGGCATGGCTGACGCAGGTAAGGCGTTCAATGACAACTTCGACTCGACGCTCAACCAGCAACGCGAACTGAACACGCCCAGGGTCACCCCGGTGGGCCAGGACGGCGCGTTCTCGATGGTCCAGATGCCTGGCCAGCAGCCGCAGGTTCTGCCGAACAGCCAGGTACAAGACTACGTCCTGGGCAAGGTTAGAGCGCAGAAGATGCTCGAGATGAACAACAAGATCGGTGAGAACACCATGGAGGCGCAACGGGCCGCCATGAAGCAAGACCAGACGAACGGTAATGCTGCGATCCCGGTGCTCACGAACCTCCAGCAGTCTCAGGCGGGAATGGACGCTGCGCGGAACCTCACGGAGACGCTCAAGACCGACTCGAGCCGCGCTGGGTACCTCAAGGCTTACTCAGCGCTCCCTTCGATGGCCCAGCGTGCTGCAGCGGCGGTGGGTGGAGGCTCGATGGCGCAAGCGGCTGCGGACTACAACACTCTGAATAACGCCAAGATTGACGGCGCGAAGATGGAAGTTGCAGGCCTCAACGGCTCACTCAGTAATGACGAGTGGACCCGCGCAGTTGGTTCGGTCCCGAGTCCCTCGGATTCCCCGGCTGTCTGGGATGCGTATTACGAGCGTGCCAACCCGATCCTCAAGAGCCGCATGGACTTCTACACAGGAGTCGTCAAGCGGGGTAGTGAAGCGGCAAACCGCCCCATCAACCCGTACGGCTCTAACGGTCGTCAGGACCTCGGTGTCCCGCAGGCCCCTGCAGCGCCTCAAGCAACCCCTACCAGGCCGTCCACCGGCTCTGGCAACCAACCCGTCCAGGTCTCTAGCTTCGCGGAAGCAGCCAAGCTCCCGAGCGGCACGATCTTCATTGACCCCAACGGTAAACCAAGAAAGGTTCCTTAAACCATGGCAGATTCCTGGGACTCGTTCCCGATCGCAAGCCCGATGGACATTGCATTGGACGCAGAGGGTGCGAGTCCCCAGGACGCCGCAGTTGCCCGCAGCATCTATCAGCAAGAGTCCGGAAGCGGCAAGAACACGAAGACGTCCAACGCGGACGCCCACGGCGGGATGCAGATTATCCCCGCGACGTTTCACTCCGTTGCCGACAAAGGATGGGACATCAATAACCCTGTCGACAATGCTAGAGCAGGTGTCCGGTACATCAAGCAGTTGTCGGAGAAGGCCGGGGGTGACCCCGCGCTGACAGCCGCAGGCTACTACGGTGGCCCTGGCGCAATCGACAAAGCACAGAAGGGCATCGCAGTTAGTGATCCCCGGAACCCCAACGCCCCAACGACCCTCCAGTATGGCCAACAGGTCGCTGGTCGGATCGAGAAGGGGAACTGGTGGGACAACTTCCCGCTCGCTGATGCCTCTTCTGACGCGTCCACAGCGCCCCAGCAGGCCCCGCAAGACGCAGGCAATTCCCAGGTAGCCTCAGGTGCAGTACAGGCCCAAGGAGCGCCCTCTGGACAGTCCGCTCAAGCCGCTTCCGCCCCCGCGAACCCGGACCCTAACGGATACGGCGCACCTCCCCCGAGCGACAACACCCAGTTCGCTCTCCCAGGCCAGAAGTCCCCGGCGCAGATCGCAGCTGAGCAAGCAGCCCAACAGCCGCAGAAGGGGTGGTTCCAACGTGCTGCGGACGAGATCACCGACTCACCCATCGAAGCCCTCGGTAACGCAGCACACGGTGCGGTCGATGGCCTCACGTTTGGTATGGCCGACAAGGCCGGTGCAGCCCTCAACGCGGCTGTCAACTACCAAGATGGCGGGTCGTTCTCGGATCGCTACCATAACGTCCTTGGCCAAGTGCAGGACTACGAGGACAAGTCTCCGGCGTTCCTAACTGGCCAGATCGGCTCGGCCTTCGTGCCTGGTGCGGGTGACATCTCCTTGGTCAACAAGGCCATCGAAGCCGTTCCCACGGCCTCCCGTGCTGCCCGAGTGATGGCCGGTGGTGCCGCAGGGATGACCGAGGGTGCCGCACAGGTCCTCGGCCACGCAAACTACCTCGACGACGTCACCCCAGGGCAGCTTGCAACTGGCATGGGCCTCGGAGCGGTCGGAGGCGGGCTTGGTGGTGCCTTCACGAAGGCTACCGACAACCAACTCTCAAACTCGTTCCTGCTGAAGGCAGGCAGCGTAGAGGGGGGGCAGCGCGACGCCCAGATCCTCTCTGATCTCCAGGCGATGAACAGTCGCGCGACGCAGGAGGGCGCGAAGCTAGTCCCAGCCGATGCCAATGCACTTGCTCGCCGCTACACTCAGGAAGCTGCCGACCAGCTTCGCCAGATGCCGAAGACGGAGGACCGACAGACTCTCCTGAACGCCCTCAACCGTGCCCGAGGGCTCAGCGACGACCAGATCAGCGCCCTGCGCCAACTCCCTAACGGCGATGCGGTGGCAGATGCGATCCAGATGCACCAGCGGACCCTTGCGCTGACTGCACCGACCCCTGCGAACCTGGGGAAGGTGGCCAGCCTCGCCCGCATGTTGGTCGACAACGGTGCTCTGCACGCGGTCTCCCATGTGGTCCCTGGTGGAAGTCTTCTCACGCTAGCCCCGGTACGTCACTACGTGATGGGTGCGCTGCTCGGTGGGCGTACGAACCGTACAGCGAACATCGAGTCGGCTCTGCAGCAAGGCCCCATGGCCCAGGCGTTCCTCAAGCGCTTCGGGCAGGGCACCGCTAACCAGAGCGCCCAAGGTCTCGCCCAAGCTGCGCAAGCGGCCCAAGCAGCCCGTGCAGCAGCCCATACGGCAGGCCAGGACGCCCGAGGATTCAAGCAGGGCGACAGCGCTTTCCAACGTGCCCAAGCAGCTGCCCAGCAGGCACGCCAGCAAGCCCAAGCCGCAAACCCGTTCACCCCAGAGGCCCAAGCGGCAGCAAGGGACTACATGTTCCGCGCTCAACAATCTGGACAGGCGAACCGTGCTGGTATGGCTCAACAGTCCCAGCAAGCCGCGCAAGCAGAGGCTTCGGTGGGTCCACAGATGAACGCAACCCAGGCCAAGGCAGCACAGGCTTACGCCAAGCAGCAGGCCGAGCAGCTTGCGGCCCGCATGGGTCCTCAGATCTCCCCGGCGCAGCGTGCGGCCCTCGAGGCCCAACAGGCCCAGGCTCAAGCAGCGTCCCAGGCGAACCTGAAGACCCAACTGGCCCAGAAGCAGGCCCTTGCGGACCAGCAGGCCAGCGACCCGTCGTTCCTCCTCGGAATGTCGAACCAGTTCGGCCCGCCGCGCAATGCGGACCAGATGTCGGAGTTCGCCAAGGTCATGCGCCAGCAGGCCGAAGCAGCAGCAGCAGTGGGTCCCCAGGTGCCCGCACAGGGTCTCGAGGCCGTCCAGGCAACGACCGCCAAGAAGGCCGCGAAGGCCGTGGCAGCGCAAAACCTGTCGGACACGGTCGGTCGAATCGGCGCAGGCAACTTCGATGGTCTCACGTTCGAAAGCCCTGCCGCGAAGATGATGCTCGCCCACCTCGGCAACAGCGACCCCGCAGCCGTTAAGGCCGGAATCGCGAAGCTCGCTACGGAATCCCCGGATACCCACGGCAAGGTGGCGGCAATGATGCTCTCCTCGAGCGGCCAGAAGTTCCGTTACTACGGTCTGCAGGATGCACTGCGGGCCATGCCGGAAATTGGCAGTCGGACACCGTCGGAAGCAGAGAAGGCCGCGATTATGGGCCGCTCGCTGCCCGCCGAGGCCCCCGCAGCCGCTACACCGGCCCTCGACGACGTCATGCACCCGAAGGCCTGGACTTCCGCCAAGGAGTCGCGCCAGATCATCCAGAAGAACGCTCTCGAGACCGCTCAGGATTCCGAAGTGAAGAAGCTGGTGGCAAAACTCATCGACACGAAGAACGTGAAGGGTGCTAAGGACCCCAACGAGGCCCGCCAAAAGGCATTCGATGACTTCATGAAGGGTGCGTCTACCGACCAGCAGATTGAAGCGAAGCGCGTTGCCGAAACTTTAATCCGCTACGGAAAATAACCCTTG